GGATGGGTGACAGGGTGTGGTGGGAGCAGAGCATCTGGCTTGCCGGGTACTGCTCCACCTACTACCTGATGGGCCTGGTGGAGACCAAGCGCAAGGATGCCTGTGTCGTGCGGGACAGGTATGGGCACACGTGGACGGTGGAGGTGAGCAGGCTGATGAAGCCTGAGACGGAGACCTAGTAGACCTACTACCAGGAGGACTCTGTGAGTCGCACCGAAGCTCACGCCCCGTGGTGGACGCGGGCACCTTGGCTGGAACCTGCCCACAGTCTGGGCTGCGAGTTCTATATGCCCAGGCAGTGGCAGCGGGGCATCCCGCCCAAGGCCTGTGACCTGCCCGAATCCGCTGAGCGCTCCGCTAACAGGCAGCCCAGGCGGGGGGTAGATACGTGTACCTGGGAGCCGATCTGGCCCCGCTACCGCGACATGCGCAAGCTGTTCGGGCACCCTGTACCACGCTGGTACATCGAGCACGTATGGCACAACCCCGAAAGGGTGCGTGTACGCGACGACCTTGCGAAGATGGTCAAGGAATACAACGGTGAAGGAGAACTCGATGACCCAGACTTCCCCAACTACCGGGCTCGGCACTGCGCCGGGTGGTGGTGGGACTGAACTTCCCCTGATCCGCAGCCTCGAAGAGGCCCAGAAGATCGACACCGACCACCCTGCGCTGAAGCGTGCCCTGGCCAGCCTGGACGACCCCGACGGGATCATCTCGGCCTTCCAGAGCTTCGTCAGCTGATGGCTGTCCGGACTGACGACGGGTGGCTTATGGCCTGCGAGTCGGCGCACTGCGTGCAGGTCAAGTTCAACGAAGACGACACCGTGTACATGAGGGCTACGTTCAGCTCAGCCGTGCTCTGGTTCACCAAGGCCGAGTGGGACGCCTTCACGGCCGGGGTCAAGCTCGGCGAGTTCGACGACCTGGCCTAGATGCGACAAGCCCCCCGGGAACAGGTAACCGGGGGGCTCATCTGGGAAGGGAAGAAGAAGACCAAGGCCCTCAACTCCCCTCCACCCTAGCATCACTTCTTCGTGTACGACCCACCCGAGATGCGCACGATGGCACGGGCCTCCTGCTCGGAGTTGACGGTCTTGGTCTCGCCCTTGGAGGTCTGGACCACGAACTGGGTCATCTTGCCGTCCTTGCCCTTGTTGCAGCTACACATTGCATCCACACCCTTCCTGGGGAGGTAGAAGATCTTGGAAAGCCTGACTGATGGCGGCAGCCCGCTCAACCCTGGACCTGGAGTCCAGGAACGAGTCCACCTCCGCGAAACCCCTTGGCACCATGTCCCCGCCCGGGGCGACCAGTACTGGCTGTTCGACTCCGCCGTCTGGTTCAAAGAAACCACCGGCCACAAGCGAGTACTGGCCGTCAGCATCCTCGTGAAGGATGGGGAAGCCTGGGTAGTTGACAGCCAGGGCACCCACCAGTTCCAGGTTGCCGTTCACGCGCCTCCAGTCCCCGGAAAGTGGGCTTCGGCGAAGCTCGGCGGCCTTACCCTCATCTACTCCTGCGACCAGGGCACCGGCCACCCAGACACCGAATGCGTCCTCACCTGCGTTGACCACTGCCACACAGGTTCCTGTGTCGTCGTAGTGTTCGCGGGCTGGGATCACGCCGAAGCGCTCATCCGCATGACCCGTCCCGATCGTGATCTTGCCAACCCGAAGCTGCTTACCGTCGGAGGTGTGGACGGACCCCTGCTTGAAGTAGGCGTAGCCGGTGGCGGAGCGGGGCAGCATCGTGCACTTGTTCCCGACGCCAAGGTGGCACTGACCCCAGGAAGCAAGATGCCCGAAGACCTTGCCGTCGGTGGTGACCTGGAGACCCGTGTAGCTGGTGAATTTTGGGTCACCAAACACGGAACTGTGCGGAGCGAGGATGCCCGATGCGGTCATGCTGACCACGCCCTCTGCTCCCACCCCGACGCCGTCAAACTCGCCCGGCTCCGCGCCATCTACTGCTGTGGTGATGGGGGTGAGCAGGGTGCCGTGGGCGAGTAGGGTCGGATCGGCCTGCATCAGCTCCCTGACCTTCAGGCTCAGGTATGCGTCAAGCTCTTCGTCGATCATGGGTGTCTCCAGGGATGCGGTACGGCTCGGCTCGGCATCGGCGGAGGTAGCGCCTTGACGTCCTCCGCGCTGCCAGGGGGCTACGACCCGGGGATCTCCGTACTCCTGACGAAGCATGTCGTAGATGTCGGTCAGGACTTCTTGGACCTTGATCCGGTCGTCCTCGCTCAAGGTGTCGTACAGCCCGCCATGGCCGCCGGACATGATGACGCCTGCGGAGAAGACTGCCCTGGGCACCAGGTAGGCCTTGTTCTCGAAGATGTCGACGATTGGCAGCCGGTACGTCTCGCGATTGAGTGGGTTGCCTTCGTCGTCCTTCCAGAGGAAGGCGCTGCCGAACTTGGCAGCATCCCCACCGGACCAGGCCGCGATGTTCTGGATAGCCGTGTCGGCGTCGAACTTGGTCTCCCTGGGGGCCAGGGGGAAGCTGTTCCAGGACTTGGAGTTGACCGCGAAGACTGCTGTGGTGATCCCGGCGCTGGCCAGGACGGTCATCTCTTCTTCTGTGTCGACGGTGATGTGGACCTGCGGAAATGCGGGGGCCATGACGAAGGTGACGCCGTTGACGTTGCCCCGGGTGATCTTCATAGCGACGTCGTCAGGGTCGTCGGGATGCTCGACGATCTCGTAAGCCAGGGGCTTAGGGTCCAAGTCCACGCTCGGCCCGATCAGCTTCTTCTCGATCAGGTAGACGGCCTCAAGGACTTCCGGGACGACAGTTGGGTCAAGGAACTCACCGGCCCCCCATACTCCACCCTGCCCCTGGTACTGGCCCAGCCAGGAACCGATGACCACAGCACCGTCGTGGCCTCGCCCGGAGGTGCGCTGCCAGGCTGCGCGTAGGGGGAACTGTCGGTACGTGAGTGCCTGGGCAGCGAACATGCGCCCGTCCCCGGTGGGTGCCTCTTCCGGAGCCAGCAGGCCGTACCAGCGGATCGTCACCTCAGCTCCCCTTCCTGATCGTCATCTTGCAGCGGCAGTTGATCACGTTGCCCGGTGAGCCCGACGGGTCGCCAGGGAACCGCAAGTCCTCGCCACCCACCTGGAACGTGTCGGACAGAGACCTGACCTGACCATCGGCCCGACGGTGCGAAGCCCGCTCGTGGGAGTCCACATCCGTATCCCAGACCTTGACCCACCTGGTAGAGGTCGGCTCGTAGTACTGGGCCGCCGCAAGCTGGCCCGCGTTCCATGCCCTGTTCGTCTCCGTCCGAGCTATAACCTTTGCCCGATTCTCCCACCATTCGCTCCCAGATGTCAGGATCTTCGCATCAACCCGGGCCGCGATGCTCGCCTGGTCCTCACCATTGGCCACGCCGGTGGAGATCTCGGCGAAGATGTCGTTGTAGACCTCGTCGGGGATACGCATCAGCAGGTTGCGGGTCAGGGCCAGCTGCGCCTGGGCGAACGAGTTGCCTGAGACGAACGGCTGACCCGACTCCCAGCGCCAGGCATGGTCGACCACGGTGTCCAGGGCGGGCATGATCTCCCGGTCGACCTGCTCAGCCCAGGCTGGCCTGGCATCATCCACACCGGTCGGGTCGACGAACCCTGAGGCCATGACGGCTTCGCGCAGCCTGGGCACCCAGGCCCTGATGGCGGCCAGGACCCGGGCGAGCACACCAGGCTCTTGCTCAGTCGCTGACATTCAGCCACCTGGCCAGGTCGTCCAGGCTGTGCGGCTGGGATGAAACGATCCGGCCATAGCAGTAGCTGCTCAGTGAATTGGCCATGACCGTGGTGTCCACACCAAGCCCAGCGAAGTCCAGGACCAGGTGGTCGAAGGCACCGGAAAGGGCTTCGCTGGCCTGACTGGCGTTGACGTTGAGCTTGGTGTGGATCTCATGCTTGGGCACGTTCGGGAACTTGCCCCGCATGTCGCGGCTGAGAAGTCGACCACCGGCCAGCTCCAGGGCACGCCGGACTACCGGGTTGGCTGCGGCGAGTACAGCGTCAGGTGAACTGTTGAGTACGGCCGACGCAAGGATCGGGGTGCCCTGGTTGGTGTCGGGCCTGGTCGGGCCTGCGTCTGTGGACCTCGGGTCGACTGGCCTGCGCTGGTTGTCGGTCGACCTGGCCGGGGCGGGGGGTGGCGGGGCACCTGGGGCGTTCGGGTCGCCTGGCACGGCCATGACCGGCTCAGGCATGTCGATGTCGAGGTTGGCTGCCTCGCGCAGGGGCTCCACGGCGATCAGGGTGGGGTCGCGCAGCATCAGTTCACGGGTGAACAGCTCCGTGGACTCCTCATCGCCCATGGCGTCGGTCAGCGGGTTGTAGTTGCCCGCGATCATGACCGCTTCCTTGTTGACGATGCGGCGCTCGTACAGGTTGATCGTGTCCTGGAGCCTGGAGGCGCGGACGGTCAACGGCGCGGTGTCGAAGCCGATCCGGTACCGGTTGGGGTCCTTGCCGAGGCTGACGAGCAGGGGCTGGAGGTAGGCGGTTGTCAGGCCGTCACAGATGAGGCTCATCATCGGCTCAACCTGGATCTTGACGAACGACTCTTCGATGCTCCACACCGAGATGTGGTTGACGTCGCCCATCCCGAGAAGGATCTCCGCTGGCATGTTCAGGCCGGTAGCGAGCCTTCGGACAGCCGACTCCTTGTAGTCCTTCATCTTGTCGGACAGTTCGGAGCTGAACGTCAGCGGCTTGTCCTGCATCCGGCCGATGTACTCGCCGGGGATCTCGATGAACTGCGGGACGACACCGGCAGCGACACCCCGGCCTGTCCTGCTCGCCCTGGCAGCCAGGGCCACCTGGTTGAACACGTCGTCAGCCGACTGGGGCATCGTCGATGAGTCCGAGGGCCCGTTGGACATCTCGGCGGGCAGGAAGACGACACCTGCGGCGACTGAACGTGAGTCGATCTGGGAGAACTCGAACAGCATCAGCTCTTCAAGCTCTTGGAGCACCGGCAGGCAGGCCTGGGTGGGTGAGTCGGCAAGGTAGTGCCGTTCCTCATCGGGGGTCCACAGGCGCACGATCAGGTCGGAGGTCTTGAGCAGCTCTTCGTTGCCGTAGCCGAAGTTGATCGCATACTGCTGGTTTCGCCGCTTAAGTTCGGTGGTGGAGGCGATGTACCACTTGTCCGTTGCGTAGCCTCGCCTGGCTCGGCCGACTGCGTAGCATTCCCCGGCGATGGTCTGGTTGACTGCGATCGACTTCAGGGCCTGGGAGCGGTTGCGGGCCCCACCG